TCCGACTATCCGCTCCTTCATCCTTTTGAGATTGGAATCTTGAACGGGTTTCTTCTTAGGTAATGTCACAGCTTTACCTCGCACGAGATTTGGTGTGTGTTTACTCACAGGTTCAATGGGAACGTGGAGACCGGTGAATATATTCCGGCTCACAACCTCCTTAGGATCTGTGTCAATAGGGACGCTGTCAGAGGCCACAAGGTGGTCCTGGCGGCTATCCGCTAGAGTTTCCTCTAATTTGGAAGCTTTCGGACTTATTGGAACCCCACCTAATTTAGTCGGGAGTGAAGTTGAGACGTAGAAAGGTAGGTAGGAGAGGGCATGCCGTATTATCCTCTTCACAGCAGACCGCTGTGCTGGATAGTAACGCGAGGTCCTATCGCAGCAGGCTTTGATAGCGTCCAGCCTTCTCTTATAAGAAGGTCCAGTAAACATACTGTGTAAAGGAGGTACCATCGGACTAACGTCGACACCACGGAAGTAAACCTTCCCACAGAACACGGCCGTGTCCAATTTCTTGGAAACTACGGTTTTTGAACGGTTCAACTTTAAACCGGCATTCTGTGCTGCTAACTCATAAGCTTGAAGGTCAAAAAGGCCCACAAGATCGTCTCCACACATTGCGTATGTTCTTGTTATTAACATTTGAACAATTGCGTGATGGATAAAGCTGGCTAAATCAAAACAGCCTTTAAAACCCATTAAGGGAGCTTTAGAGAAGATACGGTCTTCTGAGTTTGGCAGTTGGTAGTCGGCCTCATAGATAACAGGAATTAGATTCTGACATCTTAAGGCTTCGAGCGCTGCTTGAGAGCAGACGGGCAAAATATTATCTGTGAAAGCTGATAAATCAGCAGAGACGAGGGCCACCTCCGGAGGTCTAATGGACAGTTGTTTAGTTTTCCTTCTCAGGAACAACCGACCGACTGTAACCTCTGACCACTGGTAATGTAAACGGTTGTTATCCAATGGAACTATTGGTTCCAGGCGGTTAGTTAACCCCATGGATAGCGACCTGGCTTTCGCCTGACCTCTCGACTGGTCTTGCGACGAGTCTTGAGGCAGTCTCTCTAAGAGTGCTAGCACTCTCTTTCGCAGATCAAAGCAATTGATCCAACCATTAGAGTTGGCAATCACTCGGATTTTGCCCCCTTTTTCAGGCCTTAGGGAAATCTCACCTATTGGGAGATCGGGTTCTCCTCCCACTTGGACAAACTGGTCCTTCTGAGAATCATACTCGTAACGAGATATGGACGCCAAAGCAGCCTGGTCAGAAACCTGGCTACGGAATTGCTCTTCTGTCCGCATATAAGCGGAATTTGCGATAAGTTGGGGAACGATATGTTCCTTGCCTTTCCAAATAGAGCATTGCTTCTGCGACCTCTCAGTTGGATCAAATTCGGAACCCATTGGGAACTTATCGAGGATTTGCTCAAGCTTCAAAGACTGTAAAAAGTCGATGAAGAATGTTTTGTTGAGCTCTACCACTGAACTATGGTCCAGAGTGGGGATTCCACCTGGATGACTCACGCGGTCAACAAAGTCAACCACAGAGTTCCTTCGGGTCCTTCTGTTTGGCTTCAGAAAGATTGCCTTGGGCCAGTT